TTGGAATTTAACTTCATTGCGGTTTTCTTTATTAGCCCCTTCTACACGAGTAATATTATATGCTGTATAAGGGATTACATTATAAACTCCATATTTTTCAGCAATTTCCATTTTAAGGAAAAAGTCACCGTACTTACACATTTGGCGAATCCACATCCATAAATTAAATTCTATATTTAACACATCATAGAATAAATTGTAAAGAATTTTTTGAATATCATCATCTGTAGATTTAATACGAAGTACCTCTCCCATATCATCTTTTAAAGTACACTCATCAGCAATGATGTCAAGAGCCGAAGCAATGATTGCATCAGTGTCCATAGCTTCATAGTCACTATAAAGCTGAACTCTCATAGTTTGGTAATTGAGAGCTGGGTTAAATACAGGAGCAGCTCCTGTTACGTGTAATCTTGAAAATCGATCATATAGGGAATTGGTTTCAACTCTACCTGATTGTTGAAGTGAATTCGTATCGATTACTTTTAATTGATTCCCACCAACGTTTCTAATAATAACGTCTGTAGAAAACAATCGTTGCAGTCGAGTAAATATGCTAGTATCCGCCATTCTTTATCTAATTATATCTTATAAATATTTACAAAAGCCATCTAATATCCTCTTTCCCACCATAAGGGTTTTCAATTTTATAGGGGTTAGCAGCACCCCCGGTGCGAGAATATACTCCTGTGTAATTTGTTGATGTTTTATTAATGTTATTTAAAGCTGCTTTTGCTAAATCTATTCCGTTTTGTCTAAATTTAAAAGCCGTGTCTCTCATAAACATAGCGATAGAAAATGACATAACCAAGTCATCGTTGTATCCTTGTTGAGCTTCTGCACGACCATTTTTCCAAACAAATACTTTCATTTCTTCTATTAAACGCTTAGAACGAATAGTAACAGCTTTATCGCTTACATATTCTTGAAATTTACCAATTGCCATAGGTCTTGTTCTTAATGACATTGTAAATCCAGGAACCATACTACTGTTATCAGCGTAAGGGTCAAAATAACTATCTGATTTGACTTCTCCACTCTTAGGTGAAAAATAAAGATTTCTATATCCTCTTTCTTCAATTACTTGTAAAGTTGACCACCCAATATTAGCATTTTCTACAACAAGTAAAGCATTATTATATTCAGTAGCAATCCCTACTAATAAATGACCAAATTCTTTAGTACCAATTTGACCTTTATATTCACCCACTTGAATATTGGTTTCAATATCAATTATATGGAATGCTGAGTAATCTTTTCCATCTCCTCGAGCAACGTCAGCCACAACCATATAGTCTCTAGAATAGTTAGCGGGTTCCCAAATCCATAAATTTTGATCGGCACCTCTTTTTTCTAAAGGATCTTGCACTTGATTGTTAGAGATTTCTTCCAAGTATTCATTATAAAATACAACATCACCTGATGTGCTAAAGTCACAGTCACACTCTTGGGCTGCTAATCTAGGATCACCTAATAAATCATCTTGACGTTTTCTCCAGGTTTCATCTCGTTCAGGGTGAACAAACCAAGGCAAACGAATAGGTAAGAAATCATTTTCACCATTTTCAGCTGAAACCCAGGTTTTATGGAACCAGTTACCAGTACCATAAGGAGTTGATAATACAATAGCACCACCACCCGTTGCTAGGGTTTGTTGTGCTGAGGCCCAAATCTCACCAATTTGCTCAATGAAAGCTGCCTCATCGACTACTAACAAAGATACTGCTTCTGATCGACCAGCGTCGCTTGATGCTGAAGTGGCTTTAATTTGAGAACCGTTATTTAAACGAAGTGTTAATTTGTTATATTCTACAGCTTCAATTTTTAACCAGGAAGGTAATTGATCATACATAAATTTTACCTTCGTAACCATGTTTTTAGCAGTTTCCTGCTTGGTTGCTATACAAAGTACGTTTTTATCTTTATGAAAAATCATTAACCATAAAGAATAACCTGCAGCTAAAGTTGAGATACCTAACTGACGAGATTTAAGTACAATAGAATAGGGATTATCTCTAAATAAACGTAATGTCTTTTCCTGGAAAGGATATAAATTGAATATTACTCTACCTTTTTGAGGATGTTGAATGAAACAATATTTTTTCATAAAGTGTGCTGGATCTTGAGCACACCTGAGATATTCCTGTCGGATTATATGTTTTAAATCCTGACTCATAACAACAACAATAAAAATACTACTGTGCTAGCTCCGGTAGTTATCCAAGCTAATCTAGATGAATTTTTTGATTTTTTTATTTGCTTATCTTTTACCCCAATAATTTGATCCTTATTATTAAGCATTTCTTTATATCGAGATTCATTATCTTGGTATAAAATAATAACTGAATCACGATTTAAAATTAAATTATTCTGGTTTAGAATAATATTTTCTAAAATAGAAACAGAATCTCTTACTACTGTGATTTGATTTTTTAAATAATCACGTTCTGTTTTTACAATAAGGGCTTTTTTGAGAGTATTGCAAGGTACCTTACACAAGGTATCATTGGAAAGCGTTTGTGAATTCGCTAACAAGGGCATCACCAGAAAGCTCAGTAATACGATTATGTTCTTCATTGTATTTACGTTTATATAAATTAGCTTTAGACTGGAGATTGTTGAGTTTGGTTTTGTCTTGTTCAATTTGAGATCTATAACCTTCAGCTAAAACATTTAATTTATTGATTTGAATGGATGTTGAATCAATATGGGCTTGAATTGAATCGTTCTTCATTTCAAGCATTTCGATTTGTTTTTTTAACTCTTTATTAGATTCATTACTACGAACATATCGTAGGTACATCATGATAGCAAGTAAAATTACAGTAACATAACTTAAAATTTGGAGAACTTTATTGAACTTCATATTAAAAACTAGCTTTAAGTTGTTTTAACTCTTTAGTTAAACCAGCCATTTTTTCAATATGTTTTTTATCGGCCTCAGTTCTATCTTTAGAATCCTTTTTAAGAATTTCTTTAGTCTTAGTAAGACCATCTTTCAATTTAGCTTCAATTTTTTTAATTTCTTCTTTATCTTTAGCTAATTTAGCAGCTGATTTATCTTTTTTAATATCTGAATCTGATGGATCTTCATCATCTGATTCTTTAATAGCATTTGCTTGTTTTAAATCTTCTTGAGCGGCTTTTAAAGCAGCTGCTGCAGCATTTTTTTCTAGAGGAGTAGTTGCTGTTTGACTTTGAGCTTGAGCATCTTTAATTTTCTCTTGGGCAGCGGCCATTTGAGCTTTTTTTAAATTAGCTTCAGCTGGAGACACTTCTTCTTGAAGTGTTGATATAATTTCTTCTCTAATATAAGCTTTTAAGGCAGATTTTTTCATTGCAATGTTTTTATTAATAAATATTACAAAGAAAGTGCTTCTTTCACAGCTTTGATACGATCTTCAGTAGAACCTTTGATACGAATTAATTTTTTAATTCTCCATTTATTACTGTCTAACTGATGTTTAATGATAAAATCAATCAATTCACGATATTCTAAATCTGTTTCACGAACTCCATTATTTTCCATTTCAACACCTTCAGGAGAAACATAAAACAAACAATCATATTCATGGAGCATTGTTCTAGCAAATTCACAAAATTTTTCAGCATCGTAGTAATTCATTGATTTAGATGCTTTAGCAAATGCCATCACATCAATAATAGTACGATCTGTAATGATGTTTTCTTGCATCAATTCACTTGCTCGTTCAGCTAAAAATACTGCTTGACCTTTTGTTGTTGAATCTGTATTAAGTGGAATACCTAATTCCATTAAATACTTTGAACGTTCTGTTCTAAATGTATAATCTTTAAATTCAGGTAATTCTTTTAACGCATTAACTAACGTTGTTTTACCTACTGACATTGTGCCACAAAATCCTATTTTCATTGATTGTCTCCTTTAAATACTCTATAACTGTCTTCTTCAAAATGTTTACTTGATACTTCAAAAATTGTAGCTCCTTCAGTAAGTGCTTGCAATTGATGTGGTTGACCACGTTCTAAATCTACAACATCCCCTTCAACAATCCTAATTGATTTGACAGTAGCAGTTTCTGTATCAATCCATCTATATTCAAATTCTCCTTTAGAAACATACCATGATTCTTCTTTAATCATGTGGTAATGCATTGAGAATTTTTTATCTTTTCCAAATACGAGAAGTTTACCACAATAAGCATCATGATTAATAATCCAAAGCTCATAACCCCAAGCTTTTTCATATTTATCTCCTTTACGAGGGATTGGTTCGTATTTGTGACCCATACTTAAAAACGATTTGTTGCACCTTTCATAGATGGATTTTTATACCAAGGAAGACCTTCACGACTACGCATAGCACTTTGATAATCTTCTTCGTTATAATGAATTCCATTTAAATAAAATTCTTTTTTAAGTTCACAACCAGCATCAACTGGTTCAATTGCGGGGCCATCCCAACGATGATATTTCCAATTTTCTTCACCTTTAAATTTGACGAAGTGGTGAATGGCTCCTTTGGCCCTCATTGTTTTGTATTCGTATAATCTTTCTTTTGCCATAACTTTTAAAATAAATCTCCTGTTCCTTGTTCGTAACGATAT